ATGTGCTACTGTAGCTCAGCTGGTAGAGCAACTGATTCGTAATCAGTAGGTCGCAAGTTCAAACCTTGTCAGTAGCTCCATTGAAAAACCGCCTAGGAATGGTATTTCTGGGCGTTTTCTTTTACCCAAAAATCAATCAGTAGGTAGCGTTTTGGTTGCAATGTGGTTCAACTTTTTTCGGTTGTTGAGGGCAAAGCAAGGCAAGATGCGGCAAGAATATCTTCATGGTTGCTGTTTCCCAAACTGAAAACTTTCTCTACAAGCGATGGCATTTGGCTGTCATAGCCGGGAATAGCATGACCATAGAGGTTTAATGTGTGGCTAGGGCGAGAATGCCCCAGACGCTTTGCTACTTCCAATATAGGCACACCTGCAGCAAGCAGCATCGACGCATGGGTATGGCGCAGACAATGAAATTTCCTGTAAGGGATTCCTGCTTTCTTCAATATCCGCTTCCATGTCTTGTCAATGTTGGTGGTTAAGCACGGATTGCCTTTGGCGTTTCTGATGATTTCTTCGTCTTTAAGCGCATACGCCGCTTGATAAAGCTCTGCCATTATATTCTTCGGCAAAGGAATCCGTCTGTATCCTGCCTTTGTCTTTGGCGGTTGAAGCTTTGCTACGCCATTAACTTCCACTAGGCTTTTATTGATTTTTATAGCGTCTCCGTCTAAATCCTGTGGCGTTAGGGCTAATATCTCTCCCATCCGACAACCAGACGCGATTGCAACGGAAATAAGCAGATGATGCCTGCGAAGTCTTGCGTCGCTGTCGATGGTTTCCATAATTATATTCAGCTCTTCGGGAGAGAAAATCTCTACTTCTTTCGGCTCAGGCTTGAGCACTTCTACCCCAGCCATGAAGTCTTTTTCTATCAACCCTGTTGCAATGGCTTTTTTTGACGCACGGCAGAGCAATTTTACCAATCTGTCTTTCATTCCGTCTGTCATGTCTGAGTTGTTGATATAGGACTGGACTGCAATGGGTGAAAGTTTTTGCAGCTCTACGTCTGCCAATGTTTCGTTGATATGCGCAGCGGTATTAGCGTAGTTCAAGAAGGTCTTTTCTCTCACTTTAGATTTAGCGAATACGCTGAGATACTGCAAAATCCATGTCCCTAGAGTCATATCGCTTTTCGCAACATAATTACCCTTGATGTATTTCGCTGCCATGCTCAAGCGCCAAGCGTTCGCTTCCACTTCTGTGTCGAACCTTTTGTGCGTTCTGTGACCTTGCGGGTCGGCGACGGAAGCGTGCCATTTGCCTCTGTTTGTTTCGTAATATATAGAGCCTTCTCTATATTTTGCCATAATTTTTTCTCCTTTCTGACAAAAACCGCGCTCAAACCCCCTTGTTACTTACTCTATGGTTCTGTTAAAATATAAGTGTGAAGTTCATTCGGCATATCTCCATTTGGAGTCACAATCCCTTCTTTCTTTATTTATAGTGTTTGCAAAAAGGCCTCCGTACACCGGAGGCCTTTTTGTTTTCCTTGCAGTTCGCTTCAAACAGCTAAAAAGCATTGACCGTTCTCCGCCATGGAGCGCGGTCTTTTTTATTGCGGATTGCCATCGTTTGGCTTTTGCTCACGTCGGCTACCGTCGGGTGAGTAGACAGTCAAAAAGGGCGCGTTTCCTCGACCAACAGTAGCCGTAAAATACCGATAGCCACCATTCTTGATTTCGATGACAGTTCACAAAACAATTCGTGAGCAATAGCCTTTTGATGCAGTTCTTCGTCAGTCGTCATTGTTTTCGCCTCCTTCGTCTTTAATTTTATGGAGCTGCTGCTCTACCATCTCTTGTACATCAATGCCTTGTGCCTTGAGGCTTTGAGACATAAGCAAGTAAGCAACAGACATAAGCTGAGTTTTCGACTGCTCATCAAGGCTATCGTAAACGCCAAGAAGCTTCTCGTGGTCACTTCTTAGCGTGGGTTTTGTTAGATTTGGAAGTTTTATGGTTTTGGTACCGTCGGATTGGATTGGTGTCAATATCTCTGCTGGCGACACTCCAAACAGATTCGCTATTAGTTGAATTTGCTCTGCGTTTGGCATATGAACGTCATTCTCATATTTTGTGTAGCTCGTCCTAGACAAGTTCAGCGCAGAAGCGACTTCCGCTTGTGTAAAGCCATGAGCTTTTCTAAGCGTTTTTAAAGCTCCACCTATTGTCATTTAACGCACCTCCCTAATTACCTATATTATAATGTGACACCAGCGCACACGTCAATTAAAAAAAGTGCTTGACAAGGTGACTTAATCGCACTATAATATCAATATCAAGTGCGATTAACGCACAGAAATGTGAGGTGATGTTCGTTTATGTCCCAATTAGAAAAATTTCGCAAAGCTAAAGGGCTTCTACAAGAAGATGTGGCTAAAGCTTGCGGGGTGGATAGAAGTACAATCGCAAAATGGGAGGGCGGTTTATTCCTTCCGAGAGCTGATAAATTGCCAGCGCTGGCCAAGGTTCTTGGCTGTACGATTGAGGAACTGCTAGATGTCCCAAATGAAGGTAAGTGAGTAATTCTCATAATCTTCACCTATAATATTGCAGATTTTGTCCTCAATGGAGTCTTTGACTATTGGCGGTAACTGTTCGATGAACTTTTGTAGAAACGCCGAATTGTCATCAGGCTCATTCGACGGCGAAAGAGTGATATACAGGGAACTTGTGGCGGCATCAGCTTCAATGTCAATGAAAGCAGCGCAGTCTGTTGTCCGCTTGTTGGCAGTGATAGAGAAATTCGCAATACTGCAATTCGGATTTTGATACTCGATACAAAGAGTATAGTCAAGCGGAAGATACGTAAAGAACTGTGTTGGGGATATGCTCAAATAAGAGCACAGCGTATTAAGGGTTTCAAACTGAATGCCTTGGCTGAGATTATTGCACAAAGCGGTTAACGTAGTGCGAGATATGCCAGTATCTTTTGATACTTTGCTAATCCGAAGATTTCTTTCAGCAAGAAGCACATTAAGGTTTACTAACAACATAATAAAACACCTCCTTTTAAATTGTACAGCATATTGAACAAAAAAGCTATTGACAATACAATTTGAATATTGTACAATACAAAATACAAAATGCACAGTACATTGAACAAAAGAAAGGAGTGAAGAAGGAGTTGTACAGTGTGATAGACAATAAATTTTCTATGATACTTGGAGCGAAGCGGTTAAAGATAACCGACGTAGCAAAAAACACTGGAATATCCAGAACAACGCTCACTAATTTATACTATGACCGCAACGCAGCTATATCGCTGGATACACTAGATAGGTTGTGCAACTACTTGCAGTGCGGCATAGGAGACTTGTTTGAATACAAGAAAAACGACGAGCTGTTGAAAGGAGAGGACAACGATGAATGAAATGCAAGAGCTAATTGAAGCTTATGAGAAATTTAAAGAAGTTGATAAGAACTTCATGGTTGGCATGAAAGCAGAAAACTTCAATGTAGACCAAAAGCTTTTAGCGTTTGTTTTCCAGCAGATGCAAGGCTGCACTCTTAGAGAATTCCAAGAGTTTGCTAGAGCAATAGATGCAACAGCAATGAGAATCATCGAACAGGTACCCATTGCGTATACCCCTGTGGAAAGTGCTGAATATCAAGAAACGCTTGATGCTTTATCAACATTGATTGACAAAGCCGCAGAAAAGAAGTTACTTGAACAAAGCGGCAACAGCGCAAATAGCGCTAGCGACAGCGGCAATAGCACTAGCGATGGCGCAGCGCTCGACGATAAAGACTCGCTTTTCAGACGCATTTTTGGCTAATTTACGTTGATGGTAATCTTCCAGCTCAACTTTACCCAGTGGAGTAAGAAGAATATAGCTTCGAGATTCATAAACCAAGCCAAATTCGACCAATTTTTCATAACGACAGCGAATTACATAAGCATCGCCATAGTCTTGGAGAAGATTGACAAGAGTAAGATGCTTTTCAGATAATTCGTCGAGCAGTTTGTAATCAAATTCGGATAACACAAAATCACCTCTTTTCTATATAGCAATTATAGCACAGAGGGTTAAGAAAGAAGGTAATGCGATGAATGAATTAAAGATTTTCGAGAATCCTGCGTTTGGCAAGGTTCGAGTAGTAGAGCAAGGCGGCGAGCCATGGTTTGTAGGTAACGAGGTTGCGAGAATCCTCGGGTATAGCCAAGCCGCAAAAGCCGTTAGAGAGCATGTTAAAGATAGTCATAAAGGGGTGTCTGAAATGGACACCCCCGGTGGAAGGCAAAAAATTATCATTATCGACGAAGCTGGCCTGTACAGTTTGGTAATGCGCTCCAAGCTTCCGCAAGCCGAAGAGTTTCAAGAGTGGGTAACAGCGGAAGTTCTGCCAGCCATCCGCAAGACTGGCGGTTACATTGCAGGCAGCGAGAAGATGAGTGACGCAGAGTTGATGGCGAAAGCTGTGCTCGTGGCGCAAGCTACCATTAAAGAGCGCGATGCACGTATCAAGGAGTTGGAGAGCGACACGCAGCGCATGAAGCCGAAGGAAATCTTTGCCGATGCAGTTTCCGCAAGCGACCAAACAATTTTGATTGGTGATTTAGCAAAGCTCATCAAGCAGAATGGCCACGATATAGGCCGGAAGCGCATGTTTGAGTGGCTGCGTAATAACGGCTATTTGATTAAACGCCAAGGTGCTGATTATAACAGCCCGACGCAGAGAGCTATGGAGTTAGGCCTGTTCCGCATCAAGGAAACGGCGGTTACACATAGCGATGGCCATGTAACCGTCAGCAAGACAGTTAAGGTGACTGGCAAAGGCCAAGCTTATTTTGTCAATAAACTGTTGGGAGCAAAAGGAGCGTGAGCTTAATGGAACTCATGGGAATCAAAGAGTTTTCCGAGAGCCGCAATATAAGCGACAAGATGCTGCGGGAGCTTATTAAGCAAGGCAAAGTCTCTGCCGGAAGATATGGCAGAAAGTGGTTTCTGGTAGCGGACGTTGTTGACCAACAACTGAAAGAAATGTTCGCACCAACTGCAAAGCAGGACAAGGTGCAGAACATAAGGAAAGGGCGCTATCAGAGCGCACTTAAAGCGCTATTGGATTGAAGGGGTGGGGAGACATGAAAACGCTGCTTAAAATTGCAGTTGTCGGCATCTTGGCGCTGCTGATTAGCGGATTCGATACCGACTATCTTGCGGACAGAGAGAAGCCGATGTGTCGCAAGATTTGCCATACAGTGCAAAGCGGCGAAACGCTTTGGGGGATTGGCGAAAGGTATTACGATGGCAGCAAGCCGTTCGCCGAGTTCATGCACGAGCTGAGCGAAAGTAACGGTTTCGGTATCGGCAAGCGACAGCATTTGCAGGTTGGTGAAACAATCATCGTGAAGGTTGAGGACGTTAAATGAGAGCAAGGCAAAATCATGTATGCCGAGAGAATTACGTTAAAGCCCGTTCTCACAGTTTTCAACCGGAAGCGGCTGCCATTCACAAGTCAAGCAGCAACATCCAGTTTCGAGAAAACTGGTATGCGTTGTATATATCAATAATCAAAAGCGTGAGCATTAACAGCGCATTGGACTTTATGGATATGAAGCCACAATATAAAAAGGTTCCGAGAGCGCCGCGTCCCAAAGTACCTTCGCTGTGCGACCTTGAATGTGAATCATATTATTTTCTTAACATTGTATGTGGCATACGCCAGTGCGATTTGAGTTTACTCATGGACGTTCCGGCAGCAATAATCTCCAACAGGGTTTGCCGCTGCCGAAAAAACTATAAAAAATCTAAGGAGGAACAAACGAATGAAAGAAACTAACGAATTAGTCATCCATGCCGCTCTTATTGACGGCAAGCATCTGGAATTTGAGGTTAATGTGGAAGCAGGAAACGAGGATTTGGCGAAAGTCTTTGCTGGCCTCGTATTCACAGTAGCACAAGGAATGAAGCAAAGTCTTATGGAGAATGGGCTTGATTCCGAAGATGCCAACGATGCAACTTGGGGACTGCTTGATGCAGCGTTTGCAACCGCGAAATATGACAAGGGGTTCGCAAGGATGATGAACCATGAACGCGAAGCCGAAAAGCCCAAGGACGAAGGTATTGCGGTCATCACTATCGGAAATGGTGAGGCTGTTCCAGAGGATTGGCCCGAGGATTTAAAAGAACTCATTGGCTTGTTGCGTAGAAACGGTAAATACGGAAGAAAATCTACACCAGCGGAGGACGAGGAATGAGTGATAAAAAAGAAACAATTTTTAAAGTGACCAGTGAAAGAGATGGCTTTACTGTGAATTTCAATCACAAGGTAAGCAAGTTTGATGTACTCATCGGCCTGACCGCGCTTGTGAACGTAATGATTACGGTTCTCGTTGATTATGGCATCAAATATGAAAATGCCGAAGAACTTATACGCAAAGCCTTAGATGCTGGCTTTGAAACTTACGCTGATGACATCAGAGGCGAGAAGGAGAGGGTGGAATGAGCACGACTATGCTTATGACCGCAGCCGAGATACAGGCAGAGGGCGGCGGAGAGAAGTGGTTAGAGCTACGCACCACAGGCATTGGTGGTAGCGACGCTGGCATTATTGTTGGTGTTAATACCTACAAGTCAAAGTTTCAGCTTTGGCAAGAGAAAACTAGCCAGACCGTAGCATCTGAGATTAACCTCTCGGATGAAGTCAAGGAACGCATGGAGTGGGGCAACCGTTTGGAAGAGCCGTTGGCTCAATGGTTCCAAGACAAGACAGGCAAGAAACTCCGCCGCTGTGGCATGGTTCGCAGTGACGAGCACCCATTCATGATTGCTGACGTTGACCGTCTTGTAGTGGGTGAGAACTCTATCGTGGAGATTAAGACCACGGCGGGTTATAACTACGACGAATGGGCTGACGATAAAGTGCCACCTTCCTATCTGGTGCAAGCATTGCACTATATGGCGGTAGGAAACTACGATAAATGCTACTTTGTCTGCCTCTGCGGCGGGCAGAGAGCCGTTATCCGTGAGTTTGAGCGTGACGATGATGAAATCGACGCTCTTGTCGAAGCGGAGAAAGACTTTTGGGAGAACTACGTTGTCCCTCGTAAAATCCCCGAGGTAGATTACAGCGATAGCTGTACCAAGGCTATTGAGAAAATGTATCCGGGTGGGAACAAGGAAGTCATGCCAATGAGCGGCGAGTGGGAGAAGCAATGCGAGCAGATTAAAGAGCTTGAAGCCCAGATTACCGAAATCAAAAAGGTAATTGACGAAAAGAAAAACAAGCTCCGCTTGGAGCTTGGTAATTCCGAGAAGGGCGAGTGTGGTGACTACATCGTCAGCTACGGCATCCACAACCGTGCCGTGTGGGACAACAAGGCTTTTGCCGAAGATTACCCCGAACTGTCTCAGAAGTATCGTCGGCAGACGCAGTACCGTATGCTGACAGTAAACCTTACAAGACAGGCTAAAAAGCGTAGAGCTAAAGAAGTGGAGGATGAATAACAATGGTTAGCGCAAAGGGTTTAATTACAAAACAAAAAGAGCAAGCTGTGCAGTCAGCTCCTAAAGCTGGCGTAGCACTCTTGGATGCAATGTTCAAACAGGATAGCGTACAAGCCAGATTCCAACGTATGCTCGGCAAGAAGGCACCGGGTTTCATCAGTTCCGTGCTTACTGTAGTGTCTCAGAACAAGCTCTTGCAGAACGTAGATATGCGTACCGTGCTGAGCGCAGCATCCATCGCAGCAAGCCTCGACTTGCCAATCCTGCCGTCCCTTGGCAGAGCTTGGATTGTGCCCTATAAGGGCGTTGCGCAATTCCAAATCGGCTATCTCGGATATGTCGAACTGGCTCAACGCAGCGGCCTCTATAAATCCATTAACGTAAATACCGTCTATGAGGGCGAGGTTGTTAAATGGAATAAGTTCACTGAGGAACTGACCTACGGCGAGCAGGAAGGCGACGCTGCCATCGGCTATTGCGCTTCCTTTGAGCTGTTAAACGGCTTCCGCAAGGTGGTCTACTGGACTAAGGATGCCGTTATCAAACACGCCAAGAGATTCAGCAAGAGCTACAACTCTTCTTCTAGTCCTTGGCAGAGCGACTTCGATGCAATGGCGATGAAAACCGTCTTGGCATACACGCTGCGTCATTGGGGGCCGATGTCTATCGAAATGCAGAAGGCAATGGCCGAGGACGCGGATGCTCACGAGAAGCCTTTAGACCTCTCCAAAGACAACAGCGTCGAAACCATTGAGACAGAGGATGCCTCTGAGACGCGCGTAATTGACACAGAGAGCGGCGAAATTCTTCAAGACAACGAATTTACCGCAGAGGATATTAAAACCGCTGTAGAAGGCGAATAAGCCTTTTGCAACTCTGGTCTGAGCGGGCAAGCTGAAAACTCCGGCTTATCCGTCAGCCGCTCCTTGGGCTTAATGGCAAGCTCGCTCGGATTCAGACTATAGATTTAGGAGGACGCAAATGATTGACACAACTTACAACGAAATCCCCAAACTTACATGGGGTGAAATTATTACTGTCTGCGGTGCCGCTGTAATTCACGCTACAGGCGATGGCGAAATCACAGACGATGAAGCTGAGAAAGTTTTCGACGTTCTGTCGGCTGCGATTGATGTAATGCGCGACCATAAAAGAGCCGCCGAATGTTTAAAACTCATGCAAGAAGTTGGCATGGACTATGAAAGTATAATTAGCAGCAAGTTGATGAACCAAATGGGGTGATAGCGTGGGTAAACGATACTGGTGGCTAAAACTGCAAGAAGATTTCTTCCGCCAAGTTGAAATCAAGAAGCTGCGCAAGATTGCTGGCGGCGATACTTACACGGTCATTTATCTCAAAATGATGTTGTTGTCGTTGAAAAACGAAGGGCATATAGCCTACGACTGTCCGGAGAGCGAGTTCATAGAGAACTTGGCTCTGGATATTGACGAGGACGAAGAGAATGTGTCGGTCACGGTGGCGTTTTTGCGCAAACACAATCTGCTGGTAGAGTCCGAATTCGAGAGCGACGTTTCGCTGCCGAAAGCAGCAGAGGCGATTGGCTCCGAAACCGCAGTAGCAGAGCGGGTTAGAAGGCATCGCGAGAAGATGAAAGCGTTACAATGTAACACCGCTGTAACAGACATGAAACAACTCGGTAACGTAGATATAGATATAGATATAGAGAAAGATAATAATAACAATAACAATAACAATTCTACTACCGTAGTTAATTATAAAAACGCTGGAGTTGTTGTTGGTGTTGTCAGCAAGCCGTTTGAGTTTTGGAATAAAAACATGGGGCTGATGACAGAATACATCTCCGAGAAAATCCAAGACATGATTGCCGACTACGGCGAGGTCGTAGTGTTGGAGGCAATGCAGCGCTCGTTAGAGCAAGGCAAGCGCACATTGGCTTATGTCGAGGGATGTTGCAAGAACATCCACAGTGGCGCTGACAAGCCGAAGAAAGAAGAGTTGTTGTTTTAGGGAGGGATAGGCATGGAGAGACAAGACGTGATTGAACTGTTCGGGTACTGGAAGTCAGCAGGACTTAAACCGCCCGTGTCGGCTTCAAGTGTGGAAGGACAGGAGAGCATGGTGAGAACATTCCTTGACCAGTACAGGGATTTGACTGGCGAACAGGTGCAATACCTTCGCAACGCTCTCTGTCGCTTGCAGTATTGGCCGAGATTCTACGATGTTGATGACGCGCTTGCGAACTATCGCAGAGAGCGTGATGCCGAGCAGAAGAAACCAATCACACAGGCTTCTCCTGCTGGCCTCCGCAAAAGCGCAAAGCTCTGGGCGTGGACGAAGTGGAAGCTTCGTCAGCACAGAGACATAATGCCATATATGCCGACGCATAACGAGATTTTGCTCTACGGGCAAAAGATGGGGTTGAACAGGAACGAGATTGTCAGCAACTACAGGCTCCTGCAAGTCATACTGAACGACGCTAACTACTGTACGGTGGTTGGCGAAGAGGACATTGGCTACAAGGTCTACGTCAATCCCGACCGCGAGGTGTGCTTCTCGGTGACAACGGCCAAGGGGTTTGAGCCAAACAGAATGATTCAAGTAGACCATGACCCTTTGGTTGCCAATCCAAAATTAGCGAATCTTCTCTGACGAGCGGAAATGCCGCTAGATTTAATTTTAAGGAGCAACAGGTATAAAGTTACCAACAGCATACCTAGAAACAAATCTAGCCCATATTCCGTTCGTGAGAGCGGCATATACAATCCAAGGAGTGAATGAAGTGGAAATCGAGAACGTGATGTTTAACAGCAAAAACAGACCGTACTGCATTAAGTGCGGCAATGAAATCAGAAAGCTGGTACACGCTTACACGGTACACGAAAAGCGTGGGAATCTGTACGTTATGAGGTGCGGATGCTGCGGAGCGACGATGCTCGGCAGAGATAGCGGTTACTACGACAAAAACCGCAAAAAATAATTTTAATAAATTTTATTAAAATTGGAAAAGCGGATGAAAATAGAGAGAAAAACAGGGAGGCAAACATGGAAAGAACGGCTACGGGTGTTAGAGATATTCATGGCGACATGATTTACACCGACGACATTCTGAAAATCAAAGGACAGTACACGGGAGAAATCTTTAAACAGCATGGACGCTGGCTGGTAGCGGTGGAAACTTTGAGGTTCATGTTTCCGGTAACTATACTGCCGCTCGAAACGGCGGTTGAAATTTATAAGGCTGAGAGAAAGAAGGAGAACGAGGATGAAGAAGAAAAAAAGCAAAGCTTCATGAAGATGCGGCAGTTATAATCCAAGGGCTTAGGCAGAGTGTTAAGAATCGTGAACTTTGGATTGAACTTGTGTTTAAAGAAAGGCACTCAATATTCACGTTCGACCAAATAAGAGGGGTTTGCGCGGAACTGCGCAGGATGCGCTACGAACTCGATACTTTTAAAAAGCAGATTCCTGCGCCGCCGAGAACCTATAAACATTACAGCACCTGCAGGATATGCAAGAGCACACATGTAGAGGCGCACATTTCACAGAGTCGCTACTGCCCTAGTTGCGGAGAGATAATCATGCCGCATATGCCGTACTTGCCGAGATACTGCGAAGCCTGTGGGCAGCGGCTTTGGTGGCCTCCAGAGGGCATTATGATTGGCAACTGTTACTACAGGAGGGAACTACGATGACTGGTGAAACAAGAATCACGACACTAGCCTATGACATCGGTGAGGGGTATAGCTGTCGCTGCGAAGCTTGCAAAGGGGAATATAACGCCAACACTGATGATTTTCTCTACTGCCCTTGGTGCGGCAGAAAAGTTATAGAAGTACAAGATGTGAGTGAATGGGCTACCAGTGTAATGGGTGCAATAATTGTAAAAAAGCCAAGGAGGAAAGAAGAATGAAAGAGGAACGCTTAAATCTCAAAGACAGGTTCGCTATAGACGGCAAGGAGTATATCTTGTCAACAGTCGCCTTGCCAATAAGCGACGAGATTACCAATATGATGCTTTCGATTGCACCGTTTGAAACAATGCTTTTCGGCATTGATGAAAACGGCCGTATAAATTGGATTGACCTTTACTGCGAACGATATGATTGGGCAGAAGAGGCGAAGGCAAGACATAAAGAGCTGGTCGAAAAGGCCAGAAACGGTGTGAAGTTTTGGGAGGAAGAATGATGACTAAACTGATTCGCCAAGTCCTCAATTGCATGGTTGGAATTATTATGATTATTCTTATTGCTGGCATACCTGTTGTGATAGGCATAGTTGCACTGGTGGCACTGTGGAGGTGGCTCGGGATATGAATAACCGTGAAAGGCAGAAGCTGAAATACTATCTGCATCGCTTAAAGAAGGCATACAGATGGTTCAATATTGAAATGCAAGCGTGGATTAAGGAGTGGTGCGAACGATGAAAAAATGTAAATGTGGCGCGATGCCAAAACTTTATAAATATCATCACTGCTATGGTGGTGCTGACTATTTGACATATGCAGCTATTAGCTGTACGAAATGCGGGCGTGAGACCAAAGTGGAACTGTTGGAAAACGTCGAGCAGGCGTGGGAAAGAATGGAGGAAGAATAATGGCTGAACCAACGAAGAACCGCAAAGAGTGGCGCATGAGTCGTCGCTGCGCAGGAGTGGCGCGCCGCAGCTATATGTTGGGACGCACGCCAATCAAAAGACTGCGCTTTCTGATGAACGAAGGCTATGGAACCTATTCCATGGGCTTGTGCTATCGCCGTCGGCTAAAGCTCAGACTTGGTGGCAGAAAAGTGCGTGTGGCGAATTACATTATCGTGGTTGTAAAGGAGAGATAGCAATGACGTTAGATGAATTTGTAGCGGTTGTGTTGATTGTGGCGCTCATCCCGGTAGCCATTATCCAATGGATGGGCTTAATCGTGGCGATTGTAGAGAGATTTAAAGAAAAGGAGTGATAACATGGCAAAAAATTCAATTCCAGAAATTGCCCGGATGTTGGGCGTAGAGATTGGCGAAGAATTTAAAATAAAGGAGTTGGTCGGATTGGCTTATAAATTCGACGACAAAGGATTAAGGTTAATCTATGACAATCATATGGCAATATTTGTTACAGAGATGCTCTTGCCCCGGAGCTACAAGACGATTGGAGAGAGTTGGAATCTTTAGCAAACGATGAAATTCCGCACGGCTGCTGTGGCGGTTGCATTTAAGGAGGTAGAAAAATGATTGACCACGAGAAATTAAAACAGGCGGTAAAACTGCTGGACGAAAGCGGTGCTGATTACGCGCTTGGCTATGACTGCGGCGGATACACAACTTACAGCGCGTCTATGATAGTAGACCACTGCAACATTTTTGACAGCATTATGAGAGAGGTCATCATTGGAGCAGCAAGAGTTGTCTATATAAATGATGGCGAACCGGGCGCTCTACGAAGCTTAGATAGAATGAGCACAGCAATTACGCATGCTCGTCGTGAAACAAAGTTTAGAGCAGGTGAAGAAGGGGTGGAAAGCAATGATTGATTACAAGAAGGCCCACAAGGCGTATGAGTTGTTGAAGCAAAGCAATGTACCGTTCATGGTTGCCTATGGAAACAAGGACGGTGAAACCATCACTTTCGGCGTTTCCGGCAACTACAGAATACTTAGATGTTGTCTGGCTCAACTCATAGCTGAGATGGGCAATGCAATGCGCAGAAATCGCGGTGAGGAAGCAGCTATCGAAGAATTGGAGCTTTTTTTCGCATTTGCAGAAGAGATGCTTTGTGAAAATGACGGGGAGGGCGAAGAATGCCAAATGCTGAACTGACTGTGATGCTGTTTGCTTTTCGATATGCTGTACATAGGATAGGCACACAAAGCCTGTCTGCTATCCAAAGCGAATTGGTGACAAACCTTCACCGCTTTCCAGACTGGATGTTAGCCCAGATGGAGCGGGATATTGAGTGGAACTTCGAGGTAATGGCCATGCGCAAGGAAGAACGTGGTACGGTCGGACTTGATGATGACTGCGAGTTTCAAAGACCTTTCTTGGACGCAGTTAAAGAACAACGCAGAAAATTAAAGGAGGACAACAAATGCCAACAGTAGAGTTAATCTCAATCACACCAAACCATATGGAACTGCTAAAGAAGGCTTGCAGTAAACCTTATGGGAATGATGTGTCCGACAAAGGTATTCAACATATCATCAACAGTGGTCACTTGTCTGTCTTGGAGCATTGTTATGCTTCCTTTGAAGTTGAGTGTTCTGTACGTGTGTTAGGTCAACTGACACGCCATCGCCACCTGTCTTTTACCTGTAAGAGTGCAAGAGGTAGCAAATTTGATGTGCTGGAGTTGCCGCATGGTGACTTTATTCTTCTCAATGATTTGAGTAGAGTTGTTATGATTCCGTATCAAGAGGCACTTAAAGAAGGTGTACCAGAGCAGGATGCTGCTTATTTCTTACCGCAAGGTGTCCGCACATCCATCGTGGTCACTGGTAACTTCCGTGCTTGGTTTGAGTACCTGCCGAAACGCTTGTGCCGACGTGCTATGCCGGAACATAGAAGGCTTGCAGAGCTTATCCGTCAAGAGCTTGCAAAAGCAGCGCCGGAGATTTTCGGTAGAAACTTTATGGGATGCTCCGATTGCAAAGAACAATCCTGTACATTCGGACATAAGAAAGGGGACAAGAAATAATGACAGCAATGAGTGAAGAAGATATGAAGATTATAGGGAAGAATGTTTCCTTGGCCAGACGCAGACGCGGCGTATCTCAGAATGATTTAGCGAAACAGGCTGCGGTTAGCCAAGTGCATCTTAGCTGTGTAGAGAATGGAAAAACGGGAGTTGCGTTAAATATAGTGATGCGCCTTGCCGAATCATTGGGATGCTCTCTTGATGAGCTTGTGTACGGCCAAAGAAACGGTCGGAAGGAATCAATCAGATTTGAACCAGTCGAGGGTGCGCCATTTGGCACAAAGATTCCGATGCGTGGCACAAAGTCTGCTGCGGGATATGATTTCTATGCTCCGTATGACATTGTTGTTCCTCCGCACGGACTCAGCAAGCTCGTGCATTTCAACATCAAGGCTATTATGCCGCAGGATATGTTCCTGTTCTTGAGAATCAGAAGCGGACTGGCCGTAAAGCATGGCCTCATGGTTCACTGCTCTGGTATCATCGACGCTGATTACGCCAACAATCCCGATAACGACGGCAACATTGGCGCTATGTTCATCAATAATTCCGACGAAGAATACATCATCAAAAAAGGTGAGCGTTGTATGCAAGGAATTTTCCTGTGTTACAACACAACCAACAACGACAACGCCAGCGGCATCCGCGGTGGCGGCTACGGCAGCAGCGGCAAATTTTAGGAGGTGTGCGCAGTGAATTTTAAAGAGCCGATGAACTGCGGGAAGAAAATCCTGCGGTTCAAGGTTATGGGGGAGCCAGTAGGCCAAGGCAGACCTAGATTTACTACAATCAGTGGTCACGTCAGAGCCTACGAACCCAAAGGAAGCACCGAGGAAAAAGCGGCTATCAGACTAATGGCACAGCAAGCCATGACTGAACAGGGCTGGAGCTTGCCTAGCCCCGAAATGCCGCTCAAAGTCGAGATTAAGTCATGCCGAAAGGTTCCGTCTGGCAGACAAAAATGGTTCGCTGAGGCCGGACTGATAGAGGCTGTCATGCCTTTGGGTAAACCGGACGGGGACAACATCGTCAAGTTGTATCTTGACGCTATGAATGGTGTTGTTTATCCCGATGACAAACAAGTTTATGACATTCACATCATCAAGATGTATGCTGATGCACCCTACACAGAGGTGGTTGTCACAGGGTACTATCAAAATATGGGCGAGGTTAAAGCCGTCGCCAATGCTAGTCTGAAACGTAAAAGGGAGGCAAAGAAACATGAGTAAAGAACAGTGTGTAGAGTGTGTAGGAGACAGTACAACCAGTGCCAATGCAGAATATGTGGCGTTCGTAAGCAAGACTTTCGATGAACTTAAAGAGTTGTTCATTGCAAAGAACTCTCAGTATGGTTCGGGTGAGCCGCTGGAGAATTTAAAATTGGGAGCTATTCTCGAAGAGGCTGTCTACAACAATGAACCATTCTCTTGCTCTTGCTCCGAAGCAGTCCCTCATGAATGGTTGTGGTGGAAACGAATGTGGAAAGAAATATCCAACTACGAGCGTAAGCATATTGTTCATGTCGCTATGCACGGCATCGAGGGCGACAAGGTGGACGAATCGCTTAAAGACATTGCCGTATATAGCGTTATCAAACTTTACATTTACAAGAAGCTCTGTGAAGCACTTGACAAAGAAAAAGAACAAATGGAGGTGGGGCGTTAATGGATTGGGAATTAGTAATGGCTTTTGCTATGGGCGCTGGCCTTGGAAGTTGCTTGACGTTTGGCATTTTCTATGTCGTGATTGATACATTCTTTATCATAGAGGATGACGAAGAAGATACTGAAGAGAACAAGAATTGATTTAAAACAAAAGAAAGAAGGGATAGACTTGAACAAGGAGAAATATATGAGCAAAGAGGAATACCTTAGCTGGCTGAAAATAGGGATTCTCGCTGGTGAAGCTGACAAAGCCGCTGAAAGCACCAAGGATAAGGCGTGGCACAGAAAGCTCAAATGTGTTGCGACATATTGTCAAAATATCATTGAGGAAAGAATTACCTACCTTGACCGCAAACAGCTCGAAAGCCTTAAACGCCGCAGAAAGCAAACGGACTTGAAGCTCTGTACTAGTGTGCCAGTCAGGGTTAGAAACGAGGAACCTAACATTACCATTGAAACCGAGGATTTATACGACCTCTTAGACCTCGCTTTGAAAGCCTGCATGTGCTGCGAGCAAGGCAAGTATGTCAAGGACTGTAAGTGGCGCAAGGTGTTTCACCGCATTGAAGTTGAGCCTATCCGCACAGCTCCTAAAGAAGGAGAATGCGAGTTCCGATTGGACAACGAACTGTACTTCTTGACTCCGCAAGAATACCGAATTGAAATGGCTAAGACTGCTAAGGAGAATGGCGCTGACGAGAAGGATGTACACATAACTACTGCTTTATAATTTTTCATAAAATGCTGAGGCGAGTGCATGTCGCTTGCCTCAGCCTGTTCGCATATTTATCGGGGGATATATGTGGATATTGTATCGAAAGGAGAAATAAATATGAATCATTTTGTTGGCTTAGGTCGTTTAACTAGAGACGCAGAGGTAAATTATACTCAGAATGGCAAGGTATACTGCAAGTTCAGTATTGCTATCGATAGACCGTTCCGCAAAGACCAACCGAAAGAGGCTGACTTTATTAATTGCACTGCCTTTGGCAAGACCGCCGAGGCTATCGGTAACTACTTCCACAAGGGCAGTCGCATTCTTGTTAACGGCAGCCTGCAAGTCAGCAGCTACACAGGCAAGGACGGCAATAAGAAGCAAAGCGTTACAGTTATTGTCAATGGCTTTGACTTTATCGACAGCAAGAGCGGTGCTTCTGCTGCAAACAACGGTGGCTTTACCAATATGGGAGCACAGCAGGAATTGGATGACAACTTCAACTTTTAAGTGAGGTGATTTGGCATGGTGTGGGTTAAAAGCAAAGAGAAAATAGAGTTCTCTATACCGGGCAGACCTCCCTGCCGTGGACGGGAACAGGGACCTAGAAAGCAAGAGGATGGCTATAAGAAAAAGCCAAGAAAAACAACTCAGAATGCTTACGCTTCCGTGGTAGCCATGATAGCCAAGAACGCTATTGCGACGCAGAACTGGAACTATGACGAAAGCAGTCCGGTGTATATCGTTATTACAGTAAACCTTCCAGTGCCTACATCTGGCGTTCGTGTAGACAGAGTGGAACGCATGAGAAAAAACCAAGAGTTGCCAGTCCGTTATCCGCAAGTTGACGCCATAATGAGAGTAATAATGTATGCGTTGTGCGGCATAGCTTATAAGAACTGCAAACAAGTAGTTAGCACTCTTGTTGCAAAGCGATACGCAAAGAGTAACGACCAGCAAAGCGTTGAAGTATTGGTCGGGAAGCCAGAGAATTGGGGTGAGCTTAACTATGACCTTAGAAACTCCTAGCGTCAACGGAAGGCGCAGACGCAACTGGAGAGCAGGAAGGAATCCGCAGAAAGGGTTCGCTTTGGTTGAAAAAATGTTTTACTACTATCACAGAATAAGACAAGCCGTTGAAATAGCAAGAGCCGAACAGGGGTACTATCAAAGCGGTGGCAGGACGGGCGGCGGCAGTAGTAATCATGCCTTCATATCAGACCCGACTGCTACGATAGCCATGAAACATTATCAGCCGTTGGGAAAGGTTATCATCAACGCTGATAGAATCAACGAAGAGGTGATAGTCCACCCAGAAAAATGGCTAACCATAGTTGAACAAACCTTTATGCACTTCGATGACGAAGAATTGGTAAGCGAAATACTTCACCGTAGGTTTTTTGAAAATGAGCCTATGGCGACAAGTTGTATAGAGCTTGGTTTAACTTACGGGAAATACTATAAACTCCGTGATATAGGTATTGATTATGCTTTAAAATGTGCGATACAACTAGGGGTAATAAAAGTATTTGAATAATAAAAAAGGCTGGTACTTTTGTACCAGCCGTGATATAATAATTTCGGTAAGCGCTATTTCGTTTTTTCCAACTAACATTCCACCTTAATATGTTAGGTTCGTTTACCACCTTTTTTCACAAAAAACCCACGGCTTTCGCCGTGGGTTTTTTGCTTATTAAATTTCTTTACGCGGGTTCTCACACTCCCATTTCTGTACAGCATCCTTAAAAGCGATGACACTGATAGCTTTAGCTACGCTTTCAGCCATTCTAAAACCTTTACCGCGTCCACCATACAGATTGATGACTTCACACAACGCCTCTGCAAAAGGCTTTGCTGTCGCTCTGATGATTGCGTTGGTCTGTTGTTCTCTCTTAGCTTCAAGCATCTTAGCCTTGCTTTCTTTGCTTCCGCGCAGGTCGGCGATAAACTTCTTTACTGCAATGCGCTCGGTGTCGGTCAGCTTGAAGGATGTAACCTTTGCTCCTTCGGGAAGTTCTTTTCTGCGTCCTGCACCCTCTTTAAAGCTGCGAGATTCTTTGATGTTTTGTTCCATGATATATGCCTCCTTATGATTTATGGTAATACGAAATCTCATTTCGCTACAATTATAATACCATAATATGATAAAAAAATCAACTACTTAATTGTGAAAAATGAATAAAGTAATACCTTGAAAAACAAAAAAGCCCCTAACCATATAGGCTAGGGGCTTTTGAATTATCGCACAAGCATCATGACGCTCAGTAGAATTTATTCATCCTCTTTGCTCAGCGTTGCGGAGGTACAGCGTTGGAACCTTTTCAATAAGGTGACGATTAAATTTGCTTCTGCCGCGCTAAACGGAAGACATGAGCCGTCGGCACCAGAGCGGCACAGTAATGCACTGCCGCAGATAACTTGTTGGTCAAGCTGGCTCGCCAAAACATTTGGCACGGGAGGATGCTTCAACAGAAATTCGTCATCGAATATCAGCAAGAGTTCATCTTCCAATTCGCTGATGACGTGAATGTCAATCAGGTCACAATCAAGCAAAGTGTAGCATCTCTCCAGCTTTAAAGTGTCGCCGTCGCAAACCTCAGCGGTTGCAACCGAGTACAGAGTGTTGCTGTCGATTTCCGGACTAAGAAGAATTACATAATTTTTCATATTGCATCACCTTTCCTTTAAATGTTCAAGTGCATCCCATAAACCTAAGATTATGGGATGCTAATAGACTAAGTTAGTTCTCGGGGCTGGGTTTCAAAACCAAAGCTGGCTTATAATAATTAGCGCTCTCGCCGTTGGAACGCTTGCAAGCAACCAAGCCGCTATGTTCTTGCACCTTAGTAACAATCAACTTCTCCCAGCGCGTAGAGCATTGAATGTAATCAGTGCATTGTGCCCAAATAACATCGCCTACTGTCAGCTCTTGGTAAGGAATTTCCTTTGCTTTCAGAAGTTCTCGAAGAACACAGGCGTCTATTTTGATTTGCTCTGGCATTTTTTCGTTAATCCTAAGTATAAAAGAATCAACGTCGTAGTTTGCTTGCTCGGCGCCGTGGTTATACAAACGCCCGACAATCTCCCAATGGTCGATGATATATACGCCGTTGTCGTAGTTGTCGCAGTCGAGACGGCTGGCAATGTCGATACCTAAAGACATTCCATCGCCAAAGAAGTTGCTAATGACATTGCACAGGCAAGCCCAGCCGTAGCAATCGGTACTAGGAGAGCGGTAGCACTTCAACTTGCAATACTTTAAAAAAGCACTTACACTATCACGGCCTCCGTTCCAGTGCAGATACACTCCAATCTGATTCGGGTTAATCTTGCCGTCTGCCAGCATGTCATTCTTGTTTAAAATTACAGCGCGGTTTCCCAATTTTCATTCCACCTTTCTGATATAATGAGTGATTCAGTCTATTCACAAGATGCCAGTGCAAGCTGACATCCTGTGAATAGACTGAATCAGTTACCGACCTTGCGCACCTCAAACACCAAGGACGGGTTGAGACATTGCAGTTTTTCCTTGCAAGCTACAGCCTGCGCGCGTTCGCTAAACAGTGAGGCAAAGAGCAAGCGTTGTGTCGTCGTGCCGTTCGCCAAGTCGAGAGGTCGGAAAATCCCTCTCAAATCTCTCGTGTAGACAGCGTACAAGATTAACACCTCCTAGCAGATTTCAAGACCGACGCAATACTTTACGCCGTCATCGGTAAAGTATTGCGGGCCGGGAAACATAAGGTCTTTGCGTCCGCGATTAGCCTCGGCAACCGCACGAGATACAACGAACATCACCCCCTCCGTTGTTGGAGGTAAGTTAATGTTTGTCGTGCTGACTTTACGGCTCACGCCTATTGTCCCCAAATAAAATGCTGGGGCGAATGTGCCGCTAACTCTCGCTGGTTCGCCTTCGCGCGGCTCTAACTTCCACAGTTTGCCGTTAACGTCCTTGATGTTAATCTCATGGTCGCATAAATTGATAATCTTAATTTCCATTAAACATTCCACCTTTTTCTAATAATTGCGGGTTGAGCAACCCCTCCAACGCCCTAACATGTAGGACGCTGGGTTTGCACTCAACTATTCAAGCGAATCCAAGAACTCATGGAACTCTTTGTGGAATTCAAGATACTTTAAATAGAATTCCTTGTATTGCTCCGGAGTTACTTCATAACCGCCTCTGCCACGGTCGAGGTCGTGACGTACTAGCTCTCCTGTTGGCGTGCAAGCTACACCGTAGCGAGTTGTTTTTTTGTAATCGAAATAACTCCAACCTAAACAGAGCTTATAGGCATAAGGACGGGCAGCATCCAATGATAATCTCATTAAGCCAAATGCGTCTGAGCGTTCTTTGGGAAAGAACTTAACTCCATCCTGCCTCCCGACTTCGTTTATGTATGTTGGGAACTTAATGCCCGCTTGGTCACACATGTAAATCATTTTTGCGTCGGCTTTGATTTCTGGCAGCAGATTCAGTATCGCTTTGGAATAATACTGCTGAAGTTTAGCTTTTTCGTCGAGGATTCTTGCCTCTTTTTCAGCGGCCTTTTCTTGTTTCAATTTTAAAAATTTTGCAAGTTGCTGTTCATTCATAATCACATTCCACCTTTTTCATATAATGCCGGGGTATTAAACCACCGTGTCAAGACGCCAGCAAGTGACGCCCTGAGGCTGTAGCTTAACGGAATTTTCTACCCAAGATGTTAGCTATCTCGCATACATCGTCGATGTTTTCGGTTTGAACGCAGTAATCCAAGACTTCGTTGCACTTTTGCGCTACGCTTAGCCAACGCTCTATATCAGAGCGCAATTCTTTGTCACTGTAGAATCCAAGTTTTTGTTTAAAAGTGTTGCCCGTAGTTTCGGCTAAGCTGGTAAATTGGTGTATCGCCTCGCCGTGAAGGCGACGTCGAAAACATCTGTCCTTCAGTAGCTGAGTCTTGAAGTCATTGCTAGTGGTAGTCAATACTTCAAGGTCGGGGTGGGTGAATGACACGGTATACTTAACTATAGAACCGACAACCACATAGATGCATTTCGCTCTACTGCTGTCACTGCACGCCTTTGCATTGGAGTTCTTAGTGTGATAGGCGCAATAACGCCATGCTGTTGCTATTGCTTTCTCATGGCTAGGTGCCTTGATTCGCAACGCTTTCGGATTACCGTAGTAGTAAAGAGTATCCAATACTACTGGAACCTTTACCAGCGGGATTGCATAAACTTGTTTTTCCATAATCATATTCCACCTTTTAATATTTTTGTGATTTAATGAATTAAATCACCGTGATAGTGCGCCAGCAAAGGCTGACACACTATGGCTGTGACTTAATACATGCCGCGCTCGATTACCTCGAAGTTGGCAATCTTCTCAAGCTTGGCGGGCAACCCGATTGCTTGAATCTCCAGCTCGCCAGCGAGACCGGACTTATAAATGTCGTATTCAATATCGGGATAAGCGTCCAATGCAGCAGATACTTTCAGTTTCGCGTCGTTGAAGGGTTCGTCTGCAATATCCAAGATAATGTATTCCGTTGTCAAGGAATCGCCCTCTTCATAGCCGAAGTCATCGACATATGCACGGCAATCGTCGTTGCCTTGATTGTAGTACATCTTGTACCAGTCATAGCTTGCAAGTTTAGGTGCAACATATGGCTTGTATGTCGTGTTGGAGTAGTATACCCCACCGTCATACTTCCAGCTACCAAGCATGATTGTATCTGCGCCTTCGCGCATAATCAGCAAACGAGAGGGAGTGGACTCTTCAATCAGAGTTTGCACACACTCTTTGTCGAGCTGATGACGGAGCGGGAACAAGAATTTCGCAGCAAAGTTCATGCTATCAGAGTAGTTAGCCTTGATACCTTGCGTAGGATTGGCATAGCTAATCACGCCATTATGCATCAACGCCATATCCGTGCTATCCTCCGCCGCCTTCATGGCGTCAACCTTCGGGCGAATTGGAAACGGATGACAGCAAGCCGTCGAAACCTTGCCAGCGGTAGCGATACGGCAATGAATAGCACGCTCGCAAGAGACTGGGATTTTATTAAAGGCTTCAATAAGGTCCTCGACCTTAAAGAAACCCTTGTTAATGCGGACTGGGGAGTCGTAACTCTCCTTCCACATTATTCCAGCGCCGTCCGGGTTGTTCTCAAACATTGTGCGGATAGTTTCCTCTTTGACATTAGATTTCTTCGGGAAGTAAGCAATAATACACATAATTTCATTCCACCTTTTTTCATAATTTTAGATTGCTGTTAGGCAACCATGGCATGACACCAACAAGCGTTGATGCCATGCGTAAGCGCCTAAATTGTTACTGAATGTTACGACGTTTCAAGTAGTCCAGAAACTCCTTGTAGCCGCGACGACACGCCAACGACTTGAAGTTACGGAGAGTAACCTCGCAAGCCTGCTCGACGTGGTGGCAGGATTTTGTAATGTCTGCCAACATCTGTACGAACTGCATGGTCGCAACGAATGTCGCGAAGTTCAGCGTGCCGCGGTTGAAACGGATTTCAAGAGTGCGGTAGCCGTCAAAGTTCATGCAGGAACCGTGGCCGCTCAGTTGGCGACGAACGTCGAACAGATGACACAGCGCGTCACTGCGGTTGAGGGGGTTGCCGTATTTATCTTTGGCTTTAAAGTCCTCAGCACGGAATTTGTAACGCTCCGGCAGGAACTGGCAATAGCCGAAGTGAGTGCGGCGACTGAAACGCTTCATCCATTCGTCGTTATTGGCGACGATTACTGTCAAGATTGTTTCAGGTGCAGCCTGTTGCATGTCTGCGAAATATTCACGGTCCATGTGAACGTGCAAGCCACAAGTGCCTGCGTCGTGACTGGTGTAGCCGTGCTCAATTGCTTCTTGCATCATATCGTCCCAGTTGTAACGACGGATATGGTAATCAACGGTAGCAGTGGTGCTGATAAGCTCGAAACCGTCATCCAACGAGCCGTCAGACTCGCAGGTGATGTCTTGGTTAGGCGTATGACCGCCAGCCTCTACGATTGCTTCGGCGTTGTCATCGTTCTCGCCGCCCTTGTCGATTTCCAGTTCAACACCCACAAACAATTTGTATTTGCGGTTATAACGGTCGGCAGGGTTATCGGACAACCACAGTAACGGTCTGGGACCGCCGTGGTAGTTGTGAATGACGGTAGCTTTGTCACGGCAGTCATCGCAAACACAGCCGCCAAAACGGTCACTGTATTCCATGTTGTCTACGTGGTGGATTTCACCACAGCGTTCGCATGCTGCGTAGTCGTTGCTGTTATTGAGGCAGTCATCGCAGATTTCGTCGTTGTCAACGTAGTTGCGGTAATCGTTGGAAGTCATGTCGCCGCAGCACTCGCAAACGAATGCGGAATCGTCACAGCAATCTTGACACCAATCTTCCCAACCGCGACCAACGTAAACGCTTACGAGGTCATCACGGTAGCAGATTTCACCGCAACGCTCGCAGGTTGCGAACAATTCGGAGAAACAGCTATCGCAATAAAGCTCGCCGTCAATACCAGTAGTCAACTCTTCAACAGAGAGTTCTTCACCGCAGTTAGCACATTTAGCATAGTTTTTTGTCTTTTCCATAATTAATTTCCACCTTTTTATAAATCGGTTTGTGGTTAGGTTGCAGAGCTGTCATTCCACGGGTGACGGCTCCAGAGCGCTTATTAATGCACTCTACAAACGCCCGAACTTGTCAGGCGCTTGCCATAGCATTAGAAGCTAATCGAGAAGAGAACGGCAAGAAGTGCGAGAAGTGTCAACACCTCTAAACAGTTTTCATCCTGCCTTTGGTTGCGGTCCCTCAACGCTTGCACACGGGTGTGAAAATCATCCTCTCGTGTTCTTGCCTTTGTAATACCGCCGATTTTCTTCATAATTCATTCCACCTTTTTCATGTTTTTTAGGTAACATTAAGCCACCATGGCAAGACGTCAACGGGTGGCGTCCTGCGTAAGCGCTTAATTCAGCCCGAGCTTGGCCAGCGTGTACGGGTTTGACAAATCGACCCCGACGTGAATCGCAAACTTTTCAAGCAGTAAGTGAAGCTTTTCAGCCAGCTTCACTACACTGATTTGCTCAAATTTGCAAAGTTGCTTACCTTTGAGAAAGTAAGCACGTGTCACGCCGCCGTGATTGAGGCGAGTTTCTAACACAAGCCCGTTTTTAAGCTTAAGCCTTTTCTTTTTTACCATAAATTTTTACCTACCTTTTTCATAATACGCTGGTTGCCCAGCTTTAAGCGCCCGATGGCTTTTTATGCATAGAGAGCTTTGAAGAACTCTCTATCCGATACAGTACCAGTTTTTTCGGTGCGTTCAAACACCGTGGAAATACTGCTTTTGTAATATTTCTTAATCAACACGACGCCGTTAGACTTTTCAGTCTTAGGTTTTTCCGCTTTAGACTTTCCAGTGCGGTAATAACCTTTCTTAGAGTCAAGGCGCTTAGAAACGCCCTGCGCCAAATCTGCCTGCTCGCATTTCCAACGATATTCGTCGGATTTTGTCCGCTTTTTCATAAATATCACCCTACTTTCAAATAATTAAGTCGGGCGCTTAAAGCTGGAGGAATATATATTCACGCCGTACTCAATTTACCATGAGCGACGCTACTTTATACATTCCCACCCGCCAAAAAAAGGTGGTGGAAAATGCTTTATGCTTATGCTTCTGACTTTATCACGGCAAAAATATTTATTGCTTTTCGGTACCCGTCCCTTAATTTCAATTACTTGCTTTTCTCCACTATGCTGTCATCACGACGGTGTCATCGCAGGTACTTCGCTTTCATCCCGTCCACGGTACTCATGCGCCTATTCGCAATGGCTGGCCGTGGCGTGTAGGTGGCGACCGACTCTTAACAAATTATTTTCGCTAAAAATCAGTGTCTTATTTCAGGTTAAGACAAAACCTTGCTATGAAGTTATCAAGGTTCATGATTCCCGTTCTAGGATTCGGGGAACCGGGGATTTGCCCGTTCTAGGATTCGGGGCGTTTCCTTGTCTATATTATACCGAATATTCCGACTTTTGTATTTTTTCACCTACCACGCCAAATACGGAAAATTTTTGCTTATTACTGAAATAAGGTAGTAAAGAACCGTGGTATAATGGTGAAGGTAAAGCAAGGATATAGCTACATACATTTAGAATGTATAGTGAAGTAAGAAGAGGGATGGTTGATATATACATCAATCATCCCTCTATATATCCTTATAGGTTGTATCCCGCATAGTTAAGAATGGTAGAGTATGGTTATCATTCCCATGGTTAAAGTGTAACCTTATAGGTTATAATGGTAGAAAAGAGGCAAAAGTGTAATGGTAGAATGGAGTAAAATGGTAGAATTTAACATAAGATATATTATCGGACACAAAAAACAGCCCCTACCAGCCCCCCTACCCTCCTAATACTAAGTACCCATTCGCGGATGCCCTTTATCCAACACCCCATATCTAGTCAGGTTGAAACTAAAGTCTAGTTATTAAACACTTAGACACAAGAGTTTAACACTAACACTTTACGTTTACATCAACACTATCAGTTTTGGTTCTAGCAAACTCTACAAAACAAGGGGTAGGGTATAGGGGTAGGGGTAAAACAATAAGTACCTAGACTTACACAGTATCTACATAGCACTGTTTATTATTAGCACTGTAAGAAATTGCAGTGCTTTTTTAATGCTTTTAAGAGCCTTGTACGATTAGCACTGTATCAGCCTCCGTATAGTGTGTACGAGGCTTTTGAAATACAATCACAACAACAACGACAACAAGGAGGAATTGATTATGAGTGATTTGTTTGGTGCTGGTGGCAGCATTGTAACGATGTACCCCACACCTCAGAGCATGGCAAACAAAGTCAGAGAGTATTTTGACTACTGCTTGCCGGAAGTGATTGACCCGAGGACTGGGGAAATGAAGATTAAAGAGCGAAAGCCGCCCACATACAGTGGTCTTGCCAGATACTTGGGATTCCAGAGTCGCGGCCAGATGCTGGACTATGTAAACAAGAGGGACGAAGCCTACAACACCATCTTGGCTGATGCAAAGCTGAGGCTTGAGGACTATCTTGAGGGCAAGCTGGTATATTCCAAGGCTCCTACTGGCATTATGTTTGCGTTGAAGAACAATGCTGGGTGGGAGGAAAAGAGCACACGTCAGCTTACGAGCGGCGATGGTCAGCCTTTGGTATTTGGCTGGGCCGAGAACGCTGGTGATGTGATTGACACTAAAGCGTCACCCGTGGAGAAAGAGGGGGTATTGCCCCCGGTACCCGAGACGGTAGAAGGCACCTCTGATGACGGTTGCTGCTGATGCCAAGGTCATTACAATTCCGTACACACCTAGACCGTTCTGGAGGGATGTGCTGCATCCCAATCTTGAGCAGTACAGGTTTGCGGTAATTGTAGCGCACCGCCGTTTCGGAAAGAGCGTGGGCAGTGTCAACCACCTCATCAAGAAGGCTCTGACGATGACGAAGTACCCTTCGCCGAACTACGCATATCTTGCGCCGTTCTTGAAACAGGCGAAGATGATTGCATGGGACTACTTAAAGCGGTACACTGCGGGGATTCCCGACAGAAAGGTCAACGAGAGCGAACTGTATGTAGAGTTCCCAAGCTACCACAAGGATGCTCGTGGAGCGAGAATTTATATCATTGGTGCTGACCGACCAGACGGCCTTCGTGGTACGTACTGGGACGGTGTAGTAATAGACGAATACGCCCAGATACGTAAAGAGCTGTGGGGCGAGGTCATCCGACCAGCCTTATCAGACCGACACGGCTGGGCTGTTTTTATTGGTACTCCCAAAGGGCAGAATCAGTTCTACGACATTTACTTACAGGCACAGAAGAATAACAACTGGTTTTCTTGTCTGTACACGGTAGATGAAACAGGCATTATTCCTGCGGAAGAGCTTGAGGACATGAAGCGTGAAATGACAAAGACAGAGATACGGCAGGAGCTGTACTGTGACTTTGCTGCGAACGCTTATAACCGCCTTATCTCGCTGGATTCTATCAATGCGGCCATGGAAAGAGACCTGCAGGAAGAAGATTACAAGGGTATGCCTAAGGTTATGGGTGTCGATGTTGCGCGTTTTGGTGACGATAGCTGCGTAATCTTCAAGCGCCAAGGTCTGATGACTTTTGAGCCGATTGTCTGCAAAGAAGTCGACAACATGACTTTCGCCGGAATTATCGCCAGAGAGATTGACGATTGGGGGCCAGATACGGTGTTCATTGATGCTGGCCGTGGCGAGGGCGTTATCGACCGCTTGCGTCAGATTGGCTACAAGGAAGTTGTAGAAGTTCCCTTTGGCGGCAAAGCTATCGAGGACACACGCTATATGAATAAACGTGCCGAAATGTGGGACGGCTGCCGACAGTGGCTTGAACAGGGCGGTTCATTGCCGTATGACCCGAACCTGCGCACTGAGCTGTCGATGCCAGAATATACCTTTGACGGCATGAACAGAATCAAACTTGAAAGCAAGGAAAGCATCAAAGATAAGACGGGACGCTCGCCAGATATGGCTGACGCATTGTGTCTGACCTTTGCTTATCCTGTATCTTTCGCAAGAAAAAACCTGTACCAGCGGGCAAAGAAGCTGGGGCAGGTAAGAAAATACGGTAGATTGTAAAAGGAGAGTATTCAACAATGAGCGTACAAGACGACATTATTTATTATTACAGACGCGCTGCCGAAGCCCGAGCACGAGGCCGTGACGACCTTGCACAGAGCATGGAAAACTATGCACGTAATTTGGAAGCGGGTATTTATAACGACGATGGCCGCGGTTTTGATATTAGTGCTTCCAACAGACGATGGGCAGAGCGAGAAGCTGCTCAACGCAAACAGATGGCTTCCCGCAGACAGGGCGAAGATAACCTGTATCAAAAGGCACGCCCGACTATGGCTCCATCTACGCCTTCTGAGTATCCTTCTGCCAGAAGTGAATATGCTCCCAGCAGAGAGGTGCAACCGTCTTACAGCGGTTATGGCCCCGGTTACACCGAACCTCCGATGGATTACCCGGAAGCTCCGAGAGGCGGCTATCAGCCTCAGCAAAGCGGACATACTGGAGCTGTCAAATTTTTCGATGATGGCGCTGACGTAGGAGGCTTGGAAGAGAGCACATCCGGAACCGGAACCCCTCGTAATAAATACGGCGCAACAAGAGGCTCCCTCCTTGACTTTTTGCAGACAAATGGCGAAGAAGGCATCAAGAGATGGGATTGGTAACGGAGGAATAACATATGCTTTTATGTCCAGTAAAGGAAATTATGACAACTAAGCTGAGCGCCAGCAGTGCAACTCCTGCTGCAAGCACCGAGGTTTTCACCAACATGCGCGGTGGTCGCATCGGCTTGGCAATTACCGCTGGCGAGACTGATGTTTATCTTGGCGACAAGAGCGTCAAAGCTGGCAAAGGTTTACTGATTAAGGCTGGTACAACCTATACCTTGCCAGTGCTGCCGACCGCACGTCAAAACTTTTATGTTATCGGCGGCGACTGCGTGCTGACAGAATTTTTTGGTTAAGGCGGTGATAATTCATGCCAGACTTAAACGATAAACTGGCTGCTGCTGCAAACAGCGAAGTCCACCGAAGCGCATGGCAGGCGACCAACCCTCAGTTTGGATTGAATCAAGGGGCGGTCGACATGATGACGGGTGGCACATTGCCAGAGCAGCAGCAGACTGGCGTAATCCAGCCGGGAGTAGAGCAACCGCCATCCCCGCTGGAAATGCTCAAAGCGCAGAGCGAGGCCAAAGACAAGGTGCTGTCGCTCGATACTTTGACAAAATCGCAGAAAGACAAAATCATGCGAGCGTTCGAGAGCTGCCGTGATATTGCGGATTCGCAGTACAAGCAGATTATCGAACCGAAAATTTTGCATCGCAGAGACATTTATGAAGCCGACGAGGAATACTACAAGAAGCGTTTTCCGAGGCTTTCGGAGACCAGTAACTGGGTTTCCAAGGACGTAAAGACTTCTTGTCAGTGGATTCTGACAGGCCTTATGGAAGCGTTCTGTGGCACAGATGCGCCGCTTTCCGTCAAAGGCGTAAATGTCGATGATGACGAGGTTGCTTCTAAGGTGCAGGAGCTTGTGCGTTATCAGCTTGAGAAAAAGAATGACTGGTATCACTTCTGTCAGACCGAGCTGAACTTCGCTTTAAGCCAGAACTTCTGTATTGCGAAGGTATGGTGGAAACGCGAAGAAGAACGCAAGCAGATGCAGTTCATGCTTGATTTGAACGACATGACGCAGATTCTTGGCCTCATGGAAGGCGTTGGTGGCGGCAATATCGAGAATATGAAATTTGAGGATATTGAAGGTGCGCCAGACCTCACCAAAGTCACTTACGACCTTGTGAAAGTCAAGAGCAATCATCCTGTTGTAGAGTATGTACCCACATCAGAGCTGCGCTACACTCCAGATGCTCCAGATTTGCAGGATTGTAAGTTTGTTGCGCATCGTAAGGTTGTGCGCGGCAGCTATTTAAAACAGCGCGAAAAAGACGGTATTTATCAGAATATCGACAAAGCGCTAAAGGAATACACCTCGGGTAACACCGAACCGACCACTCTGGATTATGTCAACGACAGAGACAGAGCTGACAGGGCTAAGCGTCCGACAGACAATGACTTGGCATCTAAAGAGGTTGAGCTTTACGAGGCCTACATGCAAGTAGACTGGAACAATGACGGCATCTATGAGAACATCATTGTTCATGCTGTGGGCGACCAGCCAATCCGCATCGTAGAGAATGACTATGGATTCCCGCCGTTCTTTGTTTGCAGTGCGGTCTACGACCCGAACGCCGTGTTTAACCGCGATTCTTTCACTGATATGCTGGAGCAGCAGCAGGACTTAAAGACCGCTGTTATGCGTCAGATTATCACCAACGTGGCGAAGAACAATGCCCCGCGCGTTTTTGTCGATGAACGCAAGGTAGATATTGACGCACTGTTCAGCGGCGAGGAAATCATCCCGACGCGGAACGCTCCAACAGAATCTGTATTTATCCCGCCATCGCTGCCGTTGTCTAGCGTCTCTATGGACGTAATCAACTACGCTCAGACCGAGGTTGAAAGTCAGAGCGGCAGCACCAGATATAACCAAGGCCTTGATAGTAATTCTTTGAACAATACTGCAACTGGCATTACCGCCATCCTTGGCATGGCTGAGAAGCGCAACAAAATGGTGGCGCGAAGCATTGCAGAGAAATTCTTTATTCCGATTTACAAGTTCATCATCCTGCTAAACCAAAAATATCTGGAAGATGAGCAGATGATTCGACTGACCAACAAGACGCTTTCTATTAAGAAAGAGGATTTGGACGTAGATTATGATTTGATTGTCAACGTCGGACAAGGCGCTGGCACAAGAGAAGCACAGATTCAATATCTGATGCTGGTACTCAATCAGATTTATCCGCAGCTCACAAACTTCGGTATTGCAAACGCGAAGAGCTGGTATAACCTTGTGTGCAAACTTCTGGAAGCATTGGGCTTACGAGATGTTTCTCAATATCTGCTCGACCCCGAGAGCGAAGAAGCACAGGCACAGGCACAGGCCCAAGCACAGGCACAGGCACAGGCCCAAGCCGAAGCATTGCAGAACAGCTTGCAACTGTCTATCGCAAAATACTCCATTCCGCGTCTCAATATCAATCTTACGGATTTGCCGCCCGACGTGCAGCGCCAGTATCTTAAAGATAAACTTGGCATTAGTACAACCGAGCGAGCAATCGCAGAACACGAGGTACTCAATAATGATTAAGCGCAATAACTCTAAAGTTATTAAAGCTGCCGAATCTCGCATCGACCTTCTCCGCGACTTCATTGTCGACGGAGAAGATGCTGAGGCGGTGTATAAATATGCGTTCCGCTTAAAAAAAGAAGCGGATGAAGAAATGCTTGAAGCGGCGTTAAGCTACGGAGACATTGAAAGACATCGAAGCGACTACAGAGCAGTCTGTCGCTTGGTTGAAATGTTGCAACACGCAGCGGCCACTGGCAAGCAGAAAGAGAAAGCCTTGGTTCAATTACAGGCCCAAGGCTAATTTTTTAGGAGGTAAAACCAATGGCTGACGAATTTGGCGGTGCTGGAAGCGATTTTTCTGCTTCCACGCCACAAACAAACACAATTTCTACAAGTCAACCAAATGTTGACAGCGTAGAATCCTCTCAGAGCGTTTCAAACGCGCCTGCTAATACAAACACTAGCGCGAACACCGAAAATCGCTCAGAGGGGCTGCAAACGCGCGAGAGCGGCAATCAGCAAATTATCGCCGCTGCAAAGAACTCAGAAGGCACTCAAGGCTATGTTTTAGTCAAGGGTGAGGACGGAAAAACACATTTGAAACCCAGCCCGTTGCCTGAACAGCCCAAAAGTGAAGGAGCTGCCCAAGAATCTAACGTGGTTGGCACTGATGCCAACCAGCCGAAGCTGACAGATGTTCCGCAGCAGATTGGCCAGCAGTTCAACCAGCAGCTTCCTGCTTATACTCTCGATGAATTTTCCAACGCAATCGCAACAGGCTATGTTGACGAGAAACGTGTTCCGCAGGAATACCAGCGTCAATATGCTGACTGGAAAATCGGCCAAGCTGTTCAAGCTCACAACGCGCAGCAGAGAGCTATCGCTCAACAGGAAGCGGCGCGTCGTGCTGAGATTGAAGCACAGATGAATCCGGAAACTCGCCAAGAACAGATGAGAGAGTTTTTGACAGGTCTCGACAAAGAGGCTGATGCACGCGCTCAACAGGACGCTGGCCTGAGCGAAGAGGATGTTGAGAACCTTGACCTCATGGACGATGATGACCCGAAGCTCATCAACTACAAGCTGGCTAAAGAATGGCATCGTCAAGACCTTATGGCTAAGATGCAGAACCGCTACGCAGACGAACAGGCGCAGCGTCAGAGACAGGAAGCTGTTTACGCTGGCATCAACCAGTTTACAGAAGAGCAGCGCGCCAAGGAGCCGAACTTTGACGCTATTGACCGTATGCTGCTGACTCGCGTGAATGATTTGACCTATAAACAGGCGCAGGTTGTTGTCCCTGTATTGCAAGCACTGCAGAACGGCACAATCAACGAGGCGCAGACCGAAATTCTCCGTAACTATTATGAGGATACACGCAAGTTATTCTATATGCAGAAGAACGGCTTAGGCACAACTCCGAGAGCCGTCAATCGTCCGCCGACCGTTGAACGCGCTGGCGACGGCAGAGATGTCAACAGCGTATATGTGCCAGACTACGGTGCTCTGGCAAAATCTGATGTAAGAGGCCGCCGTGCATGGCTGGCTGAATTTATTCGTAACAGGAACCAATAAGCTACCCCCGAGGCTATGCGGTTTTGTTAAATAAAATTTTTTAATGAGGTGAAAATTTAATGGCAATTAATGACGTAACACGTTCCCTTTCCTACAGCACTTCCCAATCCCATACCTCTGATGCGATTGGTCACGCTGAGGACATGAGCAACGTAATTACCAACATCGACCCCGAGGTCACTCTGTTCCTCAATCGCTTCGGCTCCGAGGAAGATGCAACCACTCTGAAATTTAGCTGGTTAACCGAAGGTTTGCAACCGCCCGGTGAGAACGCTCACTTGGAAAAAGAGGATTATTCCTCCAAGGAAATCGGCCATCTGGAAGGCTTGGAAAACAACTGCCAACGCTTTGTAAACAGCTACTATGTAACTGAGGCACAGCGCAAGGTTGCCAAAGTTTACCGCCCCGAAGATGAGTTGGCTCGCTTGCTGGAACAGTGCTCACGCAAACATGCTGCCGACATTGAGTATGCTCTCGTAAATAACGAGACCACCAACGCAGAACAGAACAAGACTACTCCAGCTAAAACTGGCGGCGTTCCGTTCTTCATGGCTACTCAAGAGTTGGATGTAACTGTTGGTACCACCGACGGCTCTATCACTACCACAAAGCCGCATGGTTTGGAAACTGGTGATTTCGTGTATTTCACCGCCAAAACCATGCCTACTGGTCTGTCCGCTAAGACTATTTACTACATCCGCACGGACGCTGCTACTCCGAAAACCAAATTCACAATCTTCAACACCCAAAAAGGTGCTGTTGAGAACATTGCCGCTGAACAGGTCAAACCGAGTGCTGCTGGCACTTCCGCTAAAATCATCAAAAACAACGTACTGGATTTAGGCGGCACTGTCGACTACACTCTGGATGACCTCAATGCGGTAATGGAAATGGCGTACAACCGCGGCGGCAATCCTACCCATGCGTTCATGTCCCCTGCTAAGAAACGTGCTTTCAGCCAACTGGTAATCGCACAGGCTACTTCTTACCGCGATATGGCGAAGAAGAACAAGCTGAATCTTGTTGCCGACGTTATCCAAACCGACTACGGCGTACTGACAGCCGAAGCACATCGTATGCTGCCGGACAGCCGAATCTACTGCATGGATATGGGCTACTGGGGTATCAAGTGGTTTGAACACACCCACGACGTACCCATTCCGAAGAAAGGCTCTTATGATGAGCGTATGCTGGAATCTTGGCTGGGCCTCAAATGCGCAGCTCCGAAGGCTTCCGCTGCAATCATCGGTATCAAGCGCTAATCTAACCTAGTCGATTTCGACCACTTTAACCGCCTCGATTTCGGGGCGGTTATTTAACATGCTGGCGTAGCACAACAGGCAGTGCAGAGCTTTCGTAAAGCTAAGGTTGCAGGTTCAACTCCTGTCGCCAGCTCCAACTAAAATACGGAGGGCGAAACAATGCTAGTAGACCAAAAAGTATATATTGACGGCGAGAAAAAAATTCACGTTGTCAACAAATTTGACCATAGCGTAGCTGCTGAGGTAGCTCGCATGACTGAGCGCGAAGGCGGCGGCAGAGCGGTAGGCAAGGATGGTTTCGAGGTTAGGGTTATGGGCTATATCCCGCCCGAAATGTGGAACTATGACCCGTGGCTTGTTACTGCTAAAAGAGCTTTGGCTGCCGGAGATAACGGCGAGTACACAAAGTATGTGCAGAAGTTTTTCGAGGTGCATCGCGAGTATGCTCCGTTGATTCCTAAGAAATATTTTTGAGGTGAAACAACATGGCAATCGAGGTTTCCAAACTAATCCGTAAAATCCGTTTAAAGGCTATGGATTTTGACGAGATTAAATATAGTGATTATCAGATTATCAATGCTGTAAATGATGTTATTGAATACTTAAACGCATCTTATGCTTTGCGTAACAGTGATTTTCTGGAAAAGGCTAAGGAGTATCATCTTACCTCAGAACAAATGCAGAAGGGTGTAACTCTGCCTTACGATTTTATGACATTGGTAGGCTTAAACGATTTGCAATGCGGCAGACCACTTGCGGTAGTGCCATCCACCGAAACGCCGAAGTTTGATGAGTACAAAATTGTCGGGAGCAAGATTTACAGCGGCGTACCAGATTTTACTGTGCATTATCGCAAGCGACTTGAAGAAGTCGAGAGTGCTAATGATGAAATTGACTTGCCGATTGTTTTTGAATCACTGGTGCGTAATTTCGCCTTCGCTGCTCTGAGCAACAGCAGTGAAGAGATGCTGAGCGGCATCGAGGAAGCGGTTCAAAACATCGTGCCAATGCGCCGCTATTCTCATGCAAAGATTCGTATGCCGTTTATGGTATAGAAGGAGGACGTATGCTAGTTAAAGCAATTATTCAAGACATTCGCAATCGCATTAACGATAAAGAAGGCGTTGGCGATTTTGACGATGACGAAATTGTCAGCTACATCAATCAAGCCATAAACTACATCGGACTTTACTTTGTTGGTTCCGGCAACCCTATCGCCATCAAGGACGTTGTAATTAGAAACGGCGATACGTTGCCAAATGATTATATTAAAACGTGTGGTATTTTGCCCATCAAGATTACTGGGAAAACAATTAAGTTTCTCGATACCGGTGTCAAAGATTACACCATGAAGTATTTTTATAAAGCGCCCAATATTACTGGTGCAGAGAACGAAGAAATGCCTTACGACGACACAGTAACAAACAACGTCATTGTAACTTTGACTGTGATTCTGCTTATGAATCAGCAGCGACTGAATGTGTCTCAAGACCAAGGTTTGAACAGTTCTTTGATGGATATTATAGAATCAGCATACAGTGCGAGAGCGTAGTTTAGGCGGTGAAGGATATGGCTGATAAAGAAAACAACAACGCGCTTGACGAGGCGCAAATAAAACAAATATTGACCAATATCCCCAACAACGTCAGCGGTGACGGCAAAGTATTTGTGGCTGCGTTGAAAAACTATCTCGTTAAATCTGGTTTGCTGACGAATAAAAAAATCGACGACAGCACATCCGAAACAGGCGAAAAACCCGGACACGTCAGCAGCGTACAGTTATTGGAGCTACATTCAATCAATGACGGCGTTCGCATCAACTCTATACAGGTGTCATGGGTAAAGACTACTGTAACCAACTATGCTAAAGCCGAAGTATGGTTTCGCACGGCTACGGATAAGGCATGGGAGAAGGCAGGAGAGAGCAGCGGCACACAGTTTGTTTACAGCGGCGCTACAACAGGTTTGACGTACTATATCAAGGTAGTAGCGGTAAACACCAAGGGCAACACAGCCGACTTTGACACAGCTCCGCAAGCGAGCATTAAAATACAGGGCAGTCAGTATATACCTAATCCGCCGACGCAGTTTGTGCTGACGTGGGACGAGAAAGGCCCGCTGTGGAAGTGGCTGTTTGAACCTAACGAATACATAGACTTCTTTGAATTGAGGTTAGACCAGAACCCCGGTGTTTGGAATGACAAGAGATTGGACTCCACACGAAAAACGAGGAGCAGGGCTAATCCCGGTGTCAGAAGCGGCACCGCCTATCTATACATCCGAAATATTTTTGGAGAGTATAGTGAACCTGCTGTGCATGAGTTTAACAAGGCTATGCCGCAGAAGCCTACTGCACCGCAGCTTACAAGCACGATTGACGGTGTGCGTATCAAAATGCAAGGCTTGCCTTTGGGTGCAACAGGCTACAAGATTCACATCAAGACCAAGGACAGCCAAGAAACTGTTGAGGATGATTTCTTCACAGTCAACAGTGAGTACATTTACTTCTTCTTCATCGGCCATATCACAGTCAAGTATTGTTTTGTTGACCCGCTGGGTGACGGCGAATGGAGCGATACGAGCGAAGCGGACTGCAAAGCTGGCATTGATATAGGGCAAGTACCGACCATTGACTATACAAAATTTGACAAGTTCACGCAGGACGCTATCGACAAGGCTAACAATCAGCCTAGCATCAACGATGCACTGAAAAAGCTGATTACTGATAATACCACGGCTATCAACGAGGCTAACAAGCTGATTGACGCTAATGCAAATGGTATACATCAGAACACTGACAGTATTTCAAGCGTTATGACTAAAGTAAATGGCTTGAACGAGAAAGTAGAGGGCATAGAGGGTACAGTAACCACACAGGGTACTGCTATCGTGCAGACTGCTGCTGATATTACGGCACTAGCCAAAAGAGTAACAGTCAACGAGGGTACAATCAGTACCAACACTTCTTCTATTCAGCAGAACGCTGACTCTATCACAAGCGTAGTTAAGCGTGTAGACGATGCAGAGGGTACATTAAAAACCCACGGCACGGCTATTCAACAGAACGCCAACAGCATATCTACAATCGCTATGGATGTTAAAGGTAACGCTTCTGCTATCGAGCAGAACGCCAAGAGCATTACTGCTATTGTAGAGGATGTGAAAGGAAACAGGGCATCAATTCAAGCCAACGCTGATAACATTACCAGCATCGTTACAAAGGTTGATAAGCAAGGCTCAACGATTGATAAGCAAGGCTCAGCAATCGTACAGAACGCTAATAGTATTACAAGCGTGGTTACGGAACTGAACAAAAAACCTGCCGACTGCAATTACTCATCTATCAACCAACTGCAAGACGATATACTGCTTTGCGTCAAAAAAGACGGCGTTATCAATGCTATCAATGTATCTACCGAAGGCATTGTAATCGACGGCAACAAAGTGCATATCACAGGCGATACAGTGTTTGACAAAAATGTTATCGTAGGCGGCATGATAGCCGCTGACAGTATCGCGCTGGAGCATTTAAAGGCTAACTCCGTATCGTCTGCAAAGATACAGGCTAACGCCATCACGTCGACTAAAATTGCCGCAGGAGCAGTAACCGCTGACAAAATTGAAGCAGGAGCTATTACTGCAGAAAAACTTGCCGCTGACAGTGTAACTTCTGATGCTATACAGGCAGGAAGTGTTATTGGTGATAAGATAGCGGCGAATACGATAACAGGCAAGCACTTTGCGGCAGCCAACATCGACTTGACAGGAGCTTTGACGATTACAGGCGGTAACGTCAAACTGAGCCAAGAGGGATTGAGATTAAGCAGTAACGACGGCTCATATACCTTGTTTAATCAAGAGGGCATTAACTATATTGATGCTCACGGCATTACATATGCACAGGTTAAAAAGATGATTATCGGTAAGGCGTATGATGGGCAGTACATTAGATTCGCTGCTCCGTGGCCTACACCTCCGAGCGTTTTAATGGCACCGATGACAATTAAAATCAACGATGAGAGCTATCCTGCTGCTACGTTTTACCTTGTATGCGAAGCAACAGACGTTACTGTAAACGGCTTTAAGGTCAACAACTATTTGCGATTGGACGAAGGCTCATACGGCGTAAATAACGATGAGCGCACAGATAATACTAGCGTTTACAATGTGCTGAAAATGGAACAGTATTGGTACGGACACTATAGGTACTCTTATGATTTTGAAGTATCGAGCGACGTAATGGATGTAACTTTCCCGGAAACAGCGAATTATATTGAACTTAGCGTTATTTTAGATATAAAAAATCCTTTTAGTGGGCTGGATTCCAGCGAAGATGCTGGCCCCAACGACTATCGGAACGAAAGCATTTGGGTTCGTTACGAAGGTGCCAATAGCGGTTATACGGGTTACGATAACGGCAAGAGAACAGTAACTGTGCAATTGCTTGTTGGCGAGCAAAAACTGTCAGAAACTACTTTTACTGTTACGAGTGCCTTACCGAGTGAAAAAAAGAATCTTTTACTGTCTGGCAGATTTACAGCTGGGCAGACGAGAGCGTTTGTAAGAATTATATGGAACATGGAACTGACCACCAACGAACACGGCTCGTGGGAAACTTTATATAACGGCAGAAATGATATAGCTAGAGCTTGTTGCGCCGCAAGTGTTACAAAGGCTTATCACAAATATTCTGCCACAACCTCTAAAATAGCTAGAGGATATGCAATGTTCCTTGTAACCGACGGCAGTACCAACGTTTACACAGCAGAAGTGACTGTTCAAGTGTTGATTAACTATGACGGCAAACCGTTGGCAGCAACGACAATAACAGTCGACGGCATTGAACGTACTACTGACCTAAACGGACTAATCGAACTGAGCGGCAATGGCTCCAAAGAGCATATATTCGTTTACGGCACTGCTCCGACTACTAAAGCGGTAGTCAACTACACCGATGGCGTTGTAACTACGGTTGAGATTCGGCCCGCTAGTATTACTTGTTATCTGCGTGTGCTGTATGACGACAAAGCGGTGGCAAATGATACAGTTACAGTCAACGGCGAAGCAAAGACGACTGATGCTGATGGCAAAATTGCAATCGGCGGCATTGATAAGCATACAGGCGATTATGTTGTAGCTTATGGCAATGACAGCACTAAAGTAACCGTAACTTATGTTGCTGACGGTGTAACTAATGTGGCATTGTATAGCATCGTCGAGGGCAGCAAGGTGTTTACTACTAAAGACAACGGTACGGAAACATTTACTGTTCCCGCTGGTATCACCAAATTACTGCTCACGGCAACAGTAAATGATGCTGACGTTCCTGCGGGAGAGGATGCATACTACAGTTGCAGCGTAACCAATACTGCAAATAATACAGTATGGGGATATGGCGAGGCGAACAGTTTCGTAGAAGATGAAGGTGAAACCGAACACACCGATATGCGTAGTGTTGTAGAAGTAACTCCGCGCAAAGAGTACACGCTGAAATTCCTGGGTGCAACAGACTATGATACTGTTGATGGCATTAAATTTGAGTGGGGTAAAACAATAAACGCTATGACGGCGGATGTTGTCGACAAATAAGCGAGGTGAAACAATGCAGATAGAATTTGAAATTGACGGTATGCGGCTTACAAGAACGTCAGACGCATACGTAACAGAGGGAAGCAAGGACTTCGTACAGTTGCTGTTCACGTTCTCCGACGATTGGGACGGCATCGACAAATATGCACTGTTTGCAAGGGACAACAAAACCTATGAAGTTGCTATTGTAGACGGCAAATGTATCGTTCCCTACGAATGTGCGAGAACATCTGGACAGTTTCAACTTACAGTAGTAGGCAAGGAAACCGCAGGAGATGTTATTGCAACAACGAGTGACAAGGCGGTGCGGGTCAGTAGCAACGAGTTTGAAGAAAACCCAACAGGCTCAGAAACAAGACTGACTAATACATTTCTTGTCGATACGTTGGCAAGCGTAAAGGATTACGCCGACAAAGCGAAAGAGTACGCAGACAAGGCGGCAAGCGTAGGCATTGAGATTGACAAGGCTGTTGAAAGCGCACAGAACGCCGCTACAAGCGAGAAAGCCGCCAAAGGTTACGCTGATAAGGCTAAAGAATATAGCGAGAACGTCAACGTCTTTATCCCGTCCGTAGATGCTGACGGCGTAATGACGTGGACGAACAAAGCTGGGCTTGCCAATCCTGCTCCGGTAAGCGTAAAAGGTGAGCGTGGCGAAAAGGGTGATAAGGGCGATGCTTTTAAATACACTGATTTCACCGCGTCGCAGCTTGCCGCTTTAAAAGGCCCTAAAGGTGATACAGGTAACACAGGCCCGCGAGGTGAGCAAGGCCCTAAAGGTGACACAGGTTTACAAGGCCCACAAGGCGAACGCGGCCTACGTGGCGAGCGAGGTGCGACAGGCCCGCAAGGCGAGAGAGGCCCGCAGGGAGCGACAGGCCCGCAAGGCCCGAAGGGAGAAAAAGGCGAGCAAGGCACAGGTGTTACCATTAAAGGCAAATATAATTCGTTGTCTGCTCTAATGGCTGCGCATCCAAAAGGCAACGAGGGCGACGCTTACATGGTTGGCGTTAACCTCTATGCGTGGTCTGGCACAGAATGGATTGACTGCGGCAACATTCAAGGCCCGAAGGGTGATAAAGGTGACACAGGCCCGCAAGGCTTACGTGGCATCCAAGGCGAGAAGGGCGCAACAGGCCCACAAGGCGAGAGAGGCCCACAGGGTATCCAAGGTGCGACAGGTGCAGCGGGTACGGCAGCAACCATCAAAGTCGGCACTGTTACCACGGGTGCGGCAGGAACAGCGGCAACAGTTACCAACAGCGGTACTGCATCGGCGGCGGTGCTTGACTTCACCATTCCGCAAGGTGCGAAAGGTGACAAAGGCGAACAGGGTACAGGAAGCACTGTTAATGTAGAGGTTGCTACGAACAGCGAGATTGACAATGCGCTTGCGTTAGCAGGTACAGGCACAATCCCCAGCGGCGATAGCGTTACAGTAAAAACGCTTACTGTAACCGACACATTGAACATTCCCGGTGGCACAATTTGGGTGGCTTAAATGAGTATTTTATCTCAGAAATTATACATAAAAAAAGGCAGCTCGACGGCTGCCTGCAATATTTACTCTACGGCTGCGGAAGCAGGTGACAAAGCGTTAAGAGTCGGTAACGGCTATGTTGCTTTAAAAGACGTTACTGATGCAAACGCTACGGCTGGACGTGTCAGCATAGGCGGCGTGATGTATGCAATTGCTACACAGCACACAGCGGCTGTCAGCGTGCCGTACACCGAAAAATATTGGACTGATGCTGGCGATTATACGTTTACTGTCCCTAGCGGCGTATCTCGTATGCGTGTCGCTGTATGCGGCGGCGGCGCTGGCAAAGGCTCTTTAACAGGCAACGGCAAAGACGGCGGCAATACGTCAGCGTTCGGCGTTACCGCAACAGGTGGTTATGGAGCTGGCGTTGCATGGAGCAAAGGTGACGGTGGCACTCCTAACGGTCATGCTTCTAGCGGTAACAGCATAACAGACGGCTTTTTGATGTCATTTGATATAAACAAGGGTACATACGGCAGAGGTGAACAATATGGTGGCTCTGGCGGCTATGACTCGCAGTATGTCAGCGTTACCGCTGGACAAAGCTATGCTATAACTGTAGGCGGTGCTGGCGGTACAAACGGTACAGGCGGTTTTGTTCTGATAGCCTACGGAGGTGATATTTGATATGGCTAAATTGGTAGATTTGGACGGCCTTGCTTATTTTTATAGCAAGGTCAAAGCTATGCTTGCTGAAAAACTGGGCAAAAATGACACGGCGGCAAATGCTGCCAAGGTAAACGGACTGACCGTGGAAACGGCCGTACCTAAAAACGCTAAATTTACGGATACGATTTACGAGCATCCGTCAACGCACCCGGCAAGCATGATTACAGGCCTTGCGGCGGTAGCTAAAAGCGGTAGTTATAATGACCTTGCGGACAAACCGACAATACCAGCGTCGGCTACGGTGGATAGCGAACTGTCATCTACATCGGTTAACCCAGTACAAAACAAGGTTATAAACGCTGCACTCAACAGTAAGGCAGACAGCAGTGCATTGAGTGCGTATCTGCCGTTGAGCGGTGGGGCGTGTACAGGCAGTGTGAGCGCACCTAATTTTCAGACGGGAGCAGACGCAACAAATTATTTCCAATGCAGAAAATTTAGGGGCGAAGGTGACGCCAACACC